TGTACGCGGCCGAGCTGGTGCCCGGCCAGGACGAACCGGTGCGGCTGGACGACAACCACCCGGCCGTGGACGTGATGAACAAGCTCGCCGGCGGAGTGGCCGGGCAGACCGCCCTCATGGCCAGCCTCGCGGTGCAGCTCGCGGTGCCGGGTGAGGGGTACCTGGTCGGGGAGACCCGGCAGGGCGCGGAGCGCTGGTCGGTGCGGTCGGTGGACGAAGTCCAGGCCCGGCACAAGCAGTGGCAGGTCAAAGACGAGAACGCGCCCAACTCCGACCAGTGGCGCGATGTGGTCGGGGGCCATGTGTTCCGGGTGTGGCGCCCGCACAAGCGCTGGTACCACCTGGCGGACTCCTCTTCCCGCTCCGCCCGTGCGACGATGCGGGAACTGGAGCTGGTCAACCGGCACATTCTGGCGCAGTACCTGTCCCGGCTGGCCTCCGCCGGTATCTGGTTCCTGCCCAACGAGGTGGACTTCCCCGTACGGGAGGAGTTCGCCGACATGCCCAACCCGATCATGTCGGAGGTCGTGGAACTGGCGCGGCTGGCGATCGCGGAACCGGGTACCGCGTCCGCCGTGATCCCGCTGCTGATGCAGATGCCGGGTGAGTGGATCAAGGACATGGCCAACTCCCATGTCGATTTTACGATGAAGATCGATGAGAAGATCATCGAAAAGCGGGACAGCGCTATCAAGCGCCTGGCCACCCAGGTGAACATCCCGGCCGAAGTGCTGCTCGGCATGGGCGACGTGAACCACTGGGGCGCCTGGCAGATCGAAGAGGGCGCCCTGAAGACGACGATCGCCCCGGACGCCGAACTCATCGCGAACGCGGTCACCACTGCCTACCTCCAGCCCCGGCTGGCAGCCGGCGGAGAGCAGGACACGGGCCGGTTCGTGGTCTGGTACGACATGTCCGAGCTGACCCAGCGCCCGGACCGCAGTGACGACGCGGTGCTGCTGTACGACCGGCAGGAACTGTCCGGCGACGCACTGCGCCGGGAGACCGGGTTCGACGAAGCGGACAAGCCGACCGGCGCGGACCTGCTGGACCAGGCCCTGAAGCTGGTCCTGCGTACGCTCCCGGACGCCGCCCTGACCGCGCTGCGGGAACTGACCGGGGCAACGCTGGAGACTCCTTCCGTGGCCGCGCCCCCAGTGCCGGCTCCTGCCCCGGACGCCGCACCGGTTCCCGTGCCCGTTACCGGACCGCCCAACGGGAACGAAGCGGCCCCGGTGCCCGACGTGGGGCTGGCCGCGCAGGCGCGCGCAGAGCGGCTCATCCGGCAGGCGCGAGCTGTGCACGCGGTCCGCTTCGGGATGGCCGGGTGGGAGCTGCTGCACCCGGCCGCGTGCGACCAGCACACGTACTCCTGCCCGTTCACCCAGGGCGCGCTGTCCCTGAAGTCCATGGCCTACCCCGGGACGCCGGGGCTGTACGAATGCACCCTGGACGCGTTCGGCCGGTTCCGGGTCGGTGACCGGGCTCCGCACAAGGATGTGTCCGGTCACAGGATCACCCGGAGCGTGACCCTGTGACGCCGCTCCCGTTCCACCTCCGGGGCCGGCACGTGCAGCACGCGCACGGCCACCGCACGGTGGGGCTGGCGGACGGGGAGCACCTGGGCTGCGGGGTGATCGCGCTCATGCCGACCGAGGCGGACGCCAAGCGGCTCAAGTTGGCCGGGGGCGAGACCGCTGCTGATCTGCACGTGACGTTGTTCTTCCTGGGCTGTGACATGGCCGCGTTCGCCCAGGACGCCCGGGTAGCGGTGACTAACCGGGTCATGGACGCGATGACCGAGGCTGGGCCGACCACGGTGACCGGGAACGTCTTCGGCGTCAGCCACTGGAACGGCAACGGTGAAGACCCGTGCTGGGTGCTGACGGTCGGGGATGTTCCGTCAGAGACCCGGGGCGAGACCGGATCGAAGCTGGAGACGGTACGGGAACTGATCGGATCGGCTCTGGACCTGAGCCAGTTCCCGGAACCACACAGTCCGTTTGCGCCCCATATCCGTATGGCGTACACCTCGGACCTGTCCCTGGCCAAGGAACTCCAGAAGAGGCTGGGCCCGGTGGAGTTCGACCGGGTCCGGGTCGCCTTCGGCTCCGACTACACGGACATCCCGCTGTCCGGTGCGCTGACCGCTGCCGCGGCCCCGCTGCGCCGTAACCTCACCTCCACAGAGCTGGCCGCTCACACCGACTTCGAGCGGATGCAGTCCACCTGGGAATCGGCCGTGGACGCGGTGCTGAAGGATCTGGAGCCGGTGTTCAAGGCCCAGCAGGCGGACATCGTGGGACAGGTCTCCGTCGCCGCGAAGGCGGACGACCTGAGCGCCCTGGACTCCGTCACGGTGGACGAACAGGCCGCGTACGAGGTGCTGGCCCCGGCGCTGCTCAAGGCAGCGCAGCAGGCAGCGGAGGCGCAGCAGAAGGAAGCCGAGGCGCAGGGGGTCACGGTCCCGGACTGGTCCCTGACCTCCGACACGGTCACCGCTGCAGCGGGCCGGGACCTGCTGGACCAGGTGGCCCGGGTCACCGCCCGGCTCATGGCCACGTCCCTGGTCCAGAGCGCCGTGCGCACGGCGCTGCGCCTGTTCGGCCACGGCAACGCGCCGGGCGCGGTGACGGCCGGGGTCCAGCAGCATCTGGACGACCTGACCGACGCCCAGCCCCGCGAATCCGTGGGCGGGGCCGTGACCCAGGCCCAGGCCGAAGGCAGGCGCACCGTTCTCGCGGTCGCTCCAACAGGCCGGTACTTCGCCAGCGAGGTGCTGGACCGGAACTCCTGCAAGCCGTGCCGGGACATCGACGGCACGGAGTACGCGAGCCTGGCGACCGCCTTCGCCGCGTACCCGTCCGGCGGGTACAGGCGGTGCCTGGGCGGATCGCGGTGCCGGGGGACGATCGTTACCGTGTGGAACCAGCCGGCTGGTGCGACCGCTTCGGCAGCCGTGGACAAGGGAGTGAGCATGGCCTACGAAGTGACCCAGGACCGGCCCGAGTGCTCGGGGGACACCCCGGTCGCGGTCGTCAACACCATGGATGACAGCCTGTGCGGCTGCTACGCCACGCCCGAGGAAGCGGCGCAGGCGGTGGACCAGATGGACAGCGGCGACATGCCTCCGGAGTCCATGGACTACGCGGCGCAGAACGTCTACGGGGCGGAACTGGGACCCGCTGCGGAGGACGGATCCACCGCTCCCTGGACCGGGCCGCTGGCGGTGGAGGGGATCGTCACTGGGGACGGCCGGGAGTTCGCCCCGGACGCGCTCACGTGGGCGGACCTGCCGGTCCCGCTGCGCTGGAACAAGGAGGACAGCCACGGGGGTGAGCCGCACACCGTGGCGGTGAACGTGGGCCGGATCGACAAGATCTGGCGCGACGGGTCCAAGATCATGGGTTCCGGGGTGCTGAACCTGGCGGTGCCGGACGGGCAGACCGCGTACGACCTGATCAAGGGCAAGTTCCTGCGGGGCGTCTCCATCGACGCGGACTCCATCACCGATGCGGACGTGGAACTGGTCTGGCCCGAGAGCGACGGGGCCGTGATGGAGGACGATCCGCTGGCCGCGCTGTTCGGAGGTCCTCCGCCCGAGAAGATGATCTTCCATGCGGGGCGGATCCGGGCTGCCACGCTGGTGGACATCCCCGCATTCGCCGAGGCGTACGTGGCGCTCACCGACGACAACGGCGCCGTGGTGGCCGGGGGCGAGCCGTACACGTTCGCGGCCGTGGCGGTCCACCACACGGCAACTTCCGATGCGTCCTGGGACGCCGGGATGAACGAGAAGAGGCTTCCCTCCCCGCTCACGCTGGCTCAGGCGCGCGCCGCGTACGCGTGGACCGACGACAGCGCGGTGGACGCGGGCAAGATCCCGAAGACCGGGTGCAAGTTCATCCACCACGAGGTCAACGCGGACGGCTCCGCCGGCCCGGCCAACCTGGCAGCCTGCTCCGCCACGATCGCGGTCCTGCACGGCGGGCGCGGGGGCACCACGATCCCGACGGCGGATGAGCGCGGGGTGTACAACCACGTGGCCGCTCACCTGAAGGACGCGGGGAAGGTCCCGGCGCCGTTCGCGGCCGACGACGCGGTCACGGCAGGGGCCATGGCGGAGATGGCGGACTTCCGGCCGCACCCGTCCCGGTTCGCGGACCCGAAGCTGGCCGGGTACACCGGGGTGGTCATCACGGACGACGGGTACCTGTACGGGCATATCGCGCCGTGGAACGCCTGCCACATCGGCTACGACGGGCAGTGCGTCACCGCCCCGCGCGAGGACACGCACGACCACTACATGACCGGTGAGGTGGTGTGCTCCGACGGGTCCCGGGCCGCGGTCGGGCAGATCACGATCGGAACCGGCCACGCGTCGCTGTACGTCGGGGCGCGCCCGGCAGCGGAGCACTACGACAACACCGGCACCGCGGTGGCCGATGTGGCGGTCGGCAACGACAAGCACGGGATCTGGCTGGCCGGGCAGATCCGGCCCGGCGCCGATCCGTCTGCGGTGTTCGCCCTGCGGGCAGCGGGCCGGGTCAGCGGGGACTGGCGCAACATCGGCGGGAAGCTGCGCCTGGTGGCGCTGCTCGGGGTGAACACGGCCGGGTTCCTCGAATCGGACCTGCGGACCCGGGCGCGCGTGGCCGGAGGCCAGCCGATGGCGCTGGTAGCGGCGGGGGCGACCGCTCCCGTCTGGCATCCTGAGGGCATGGACATCGCCAGGGCGTACAAGCTGATCATGGATCAGACCCTCGCCCGGTTCACCGAGGGGAGGTGACGGAACC